CCGTGGTAGTTGCGCTGCCGCTTGTCGTGTATGTTATTCCTCTGTGTGTTGTTGCTGCCATATCATTTCACCTCTTTTTTATCTCCTCTGCAACCTCACTTTAGGTCACGAATGCTCCCGTGCGCTCCAAAGAAAGTGGTCCATATCTCGCCCATAGTTCGGTACAGTCCTTCCTGTCCTAGTCTGTTGATGGCGAATGGGTCACCAGTCTCAATTCCGCTCTCAAAGTATTGCGTAGGAATAGCTGTGCTAAAGTGTACGTAGTCTGTGTCTAGGAAGTACATCCTGCTTAGGCTGTCCTTTGGCATGTCCTTGGTTGGGATGATTGGTACACCGTTGTAGGTTGCCACGATGAACCCTGCCTCTACACCGGGGACACCCTTTACACCGTTGTAGGTTGGGGTAACTCTCTTCTCTTCCATGAACCTCTGCTGGGACTGTAGCAACTGCTGTAGCCTCATTAGGGTGTCATATCCTGTTAGGATGACCTTGGGGTTTCCACCGCGCTCCCAGATTTGCTGGAACAATGTGTCCAAGTGGTCTAGGGATAGTGTTCTGTTTGTGCTTGAGCTGTTAGCTTCATCTTCTGCGAAAGCCCATGTGTTAGCACTTCTGTCGATGGAGTAGATGTCCTCATCTCCAGCGTCGTAGTGGGTACCAGAGGTCATTGATGTGTTTCCAGTGGTAACTCTGTCCAGCGACTCAAAGTTGTTAGCTGCTGCAGTGGTAACATCTGTTAGAAGCATCTTGTTGACCATCTCAGCGTGGTGCTTGCCCATTTCTTCCTTTAGGACTGAGCGGATGTCTCCCAATCCGTCGTCTCTGTCTGCTAGGAAGATAGCTGTCTCGGACATGTCGAACGTGTGTGCGACCGTCTTTGGTTTTGCAGCTACGTGCTGGAAGGTAGGCTTCACTGTGTCTGGCAGTGTTGCGTTTTCTGCAACTCCACCATGTAGGGCACCACCGTTTGGCTTGCCTGTGATGACTCTCCATCCTGACCTGTCCCAAGGCTTCTTGGGTAGGATGCTGAATGCGTTGAACTCTTGGTTCAGTTGCGACCAGACCTTGCGCCCGTAGATTGCTTGGTATGTACCAGCAGTTGTGGACAGCATAGGACTGTCAGCCTTGAGTAGCTCGCTACCTGAGTAGGAGTAACCCATTGCGTTCCCGGCGCCATAGTAATAGCGCTCCATGTCTGTTATTGTTCGTACGTAATTTCTTGCCATATATCTCACTCTCCTCTAAATGCCTTATCTGCTAGGGCGTGAACCTCATCCCATGACATTCTGTGCATGTCTACTGTGGAGGGTATTTCTACTGCTGGCTCTGCCTCGCTCTTAGCGATTGGAGTACCAGCTTCGACTGTTCCTATGTTGTCGATTCGCTCATTGAGGGCACTGAGAGCCTTCATTACCTCGTCAAGAGGACCACGTGCATCGTATGCAGCTGCCTCTGCTTTTGCGATTTCCTCTGCTCTCTCAGCAGCAAACCTGTCTGCAAATCGGGATTCTAGTGAACCCCTGAACTCTTGCTCCATAGCTGCAGCCTTGTATACCTCGTATGCGGCCTCTACATCTGCCTCTGATACTAGGTCTGGAGTTAGGAAGTCGGATTTCTTGACCTCTTTCTGCTCTCCTTTTCCACCTAGTCTTGCTATGGCGTTCGTTGAAGGCTTGCCGTTTTCCGACTCTCTGTTAGGGGTCTGACCGTAATCTAGGTCAAACTCTTCAGGAGTGGAACCAAGGTTGGCTTTTGCTAGGTCGTCAAAGTGACCCCTAGCTCCTGCGACATCGACTCCGGCACTCTTCAGAGTGTTCTCCATCCAGTCAAGGTACTCAGATGAGATAACGTCAGAGTATTCATCAGATTTCTTAGCTTCATCTGCGTACATCTTCTCATCCTTGTCATCATCTTTCTTGTCTGCCATGGCCTTATCTTTGTCGTCCTTGTCATCCTTCTTGTCTTTCATGGCTTCTTTCAGTTGTGGAGGCATTGCTTTCTCCATACTGTCAAGCCTAGTTTCTAGTCGAGCAAGAACATCGCCCAACTGTGTCTGCATGTCATTTTCTTCTGTCATTTTTTTCACCTTTTCTTCTGTGTTTTCTGAGTCAGTCTCCTGCTTTAGAATTCTAAATGTCGCTTCTGGATTTATCCCTTTTTCACAAATTGTGATTTCATGAAGCTCAAGCTTGCTGATTTCTTGATAGTCGCCGTGTCTTGGGTCGCTCTTCCTGACTCGCTTGAATGCTTGTCCTCCGATGCTGAATCCCCGTAGTTTGCCTTTCCTGATTTCGGCGGCAACTTCTCGTGCTTTTTCGATGTCGTCTCTAAGTTGTATAACCACAAACATGCCAACATCGTCAACTTCGCTTTTCCATAACCTCCCTTCTGTATCTGTGTATGATGGTACTACTTCTCCTACCTGTATATTTGAGTGCGCTAGTTGGACGTTTCTGTATTTCGGGTCGCTCATGAATTTCCGAAATCCGTCCTTCAATGCCTCCTTTGTGATTAAATCGCCTTGTTTGTCTACTAGCTCCACACTAGCGTATCCTGCAACAACGAGGTCATTGCCAGCCTTAAGGAGTCCAATGGACTCATCAACACCATAGAGACGCTCTTGTGACAGCACACTAATGAAGAAATGCGAAGCAATGCTATATCAATTAAGCGCATGTAAAAATATATTTTACAAAGTCAAGAATCGTTAGACCGAGAGGCTATTTTCTTTCTTTTTGGATAGTCTTCCGGCTTTTCAGGGTCTTGTTCTGGTCTTTCCTTCATGTCATAATCCGGTAGAGTTGCCTCATTAGCCAACTTAGTGGGGCCTCTAGGACTGTCTATGTCACTACCAACGTCTACCCCTAGACCCTTACCCGCCGTCATTGGAAAATGTCCTTTTTCTAGAGTGTCTAGGATTTTCTCTATTTTTTCCAAGGCTTCTAGAGTGCTAGGTTTGAGAAGAATATTCTGGTCCTCGTTTGGTTTTAGGACGCCTCCGCTCTGTCTGCCTATTCTCTTGGCATCCTCCTCGCTTATACCCTCATCCTCTTCTTTATCGTCTTCATCTTCTTCGACGATTTCTTTTATTTTCCTTTTTTCCGCTTTGAGCATCTGTTGGAAAGCGGGCTCCCAGTATTTTTCCAGACTCTTTGCTAGTATCATCGTATAATCCCGGTCTTTGAGGCCACCCAAAGCCGAACGTGGGTTTTCCAAGCTATCCTCAACTATGTCGTACTTGAGTATGTCATGGTCAAAGTGCAGTATGAAGACCTCCCCATCTATCTCCATACCAAATGGCACATGGTAGTCATCATCGGATTTAGTCATCAATATCCACTTCGGATGCTTCTCTTCTCCCTTCATGTAAGTGGACTTAGCATCCCTGAGTAGTAGTTTTGAGTCCTTATTCTCCCTCTGTAGGAATTTTATCGCATCACTCAAACCATCATCATCGGTGACTTTCAGATTGAAGGGTCCGGGCACGAAAACGTCCTCATTGCTATCAAACTGCCCACGTAGTAGCTTTATCCTCTCCCTAGTAGGCATATCAGTAACATCAGTATCATCGTAGTGCATGATATCGAATATGTGCAAACCAGAGCTGTTAAGCACAGCGTCCATGACATAGTTGTTCTTCCCTATTTTTCTAAGGGAGCTTCTCATACCATCGCTTGTGCCAACATCCTCATTGTCGTCATCCTTGACCTCTATCCTATTCGACTTCCTAGTTACTTTCACTCTAGTGCCCTCTTCCATCACAGAGACAACCCACTCCCCGGTGAAACCCCGTAGCTCTTGCAGGTCCTCCATGTCGAATATCTTGTGATAGGGTTCTATTAGTGGCATTTCCTTTGGTAAGGACTTGCCTATTTCATAAGGAGTCTGCATTTCTGCTTTTGGATTGTCTGGTGATACCCTCTCCATGTTGGAAGTGGTGCTTGGTAACATAGTCTCATTGACACCATTGACTTGGAAATAAGCATCCATCTGATTGTAAACATCCTCTCCCATCAATTCTTTCATTACTGGCTCGCTTGGCATTACCGCTGGGCCAGCGCTGGTATTTGTTCCATACTCCATATTTCCATCGTAGCCTAAATTAAGCGAAACAGAGGCTGCAGGTAGTTCTGTGCCCATATGTTGTTGAATACCTGCACTTGTGTAACGGGACCCGATTATGGCATCCGAATTTGGGTTAGTGACTGGACCTATCTTGGCATCGCCCATTTTTATCGGACGCTTCAAATTAGTGCCTGTATCACCAAATTGGTCCAGTGTCATCTGTCCTTCAGGCATAGCAGGAGGAGGCGTTGGTGCTGCCACCCTCGCCTCTGGATTGAAAAGAACTAGACTGTTGGCCTTTCTCTTGGCTCTGGCCATGGCCCAATCATAACTATGTCTTGCTGCACCTTTACCTTTATCCTCGTCACCATGTATGCCTTTAGGTAAGTCACTCAAAGAAAGACCGTGTTGTATAGCACTGGTGCCTTTGTGTGCCATGCTGAGTTTCATGTAATTGTTATTTATCGAATTGTAATGCTCATTATTGGAATTGTATTCACTTCTGTGTTTGTCAGGAAGTTTAAGATTACGTGTTTGACTTCTATAACGTTTTAACTCATCGTCCATCAATTTATGGGCTCTCATTGGGTCGTCTTTCATCCCATCATCGTCAAAGAGATGGAAATCCTCGTTAGCGTGTGCTGCAAGTTGAGCGGTAGTCATCGCATAATGAGCGGGCTTGCCCTCCAGACTCTCTAGGAGTTTCCGCATGTACTCCCTGTATCCGGGGTTATCGTAGGGTAATCCCATGCCTATCAAACTCGCTGTGACATGCATATCTTCGACTTTTCCGCTCTCTGGGAAACTAAGCAGAGTGCCCTCTTCCTCAAGCACATTGGCTTTTCGACGGAACATGTCGCCACCGACCATGGCATCTATCGTCTGCTCATCAACAGCATCCCCAATCATGATGTCCCTGATACTTTGACCATGGAAGCCGTGAGGCATGTGCTTCATAATCAACTCAGAATCATGCATGGCTTGGGATAGGTTAGCTACCGTTTGCTCAGGATTATTAGGGTCAATCAAGTTAGGGTCTATCTCTAGCATAGCAGGTATGACTATGTTCTTGGCAACTTCCATTCTGGCTCTTTCTTCAGCTTCGGCTCTTCTTTCCTGTTCTTGTAATCTGGTTTTGTCATAACCCGAAATTTTAGCTCGTAAATTAGCCTGTTGCATATGTATGCGTCCCTTCAGTTCATCTATCAGCTCTTGAGAGGCATCCTCGCCTGATAGCTCAATCTCCTCCAGCTCGCTTTGAAGCTCCGCTATCCTCTTTGTGTCTTCTATGCCCAAAGAGCCACTTAAAGCAAAAAGAGCCTTCTCAAACGCTGAGTATCCGCCCTCTTCATCGTCCTCAAAAGGAAAACCGTGTTTGCCTCCAAGCATCTCATTGACTGGTATTCTCATCACAGGCGAGCCAAGTCTCCTCCTACCAGTGTTAGGGTCAATTGACCCGAACTTGTATTGGGCACCAGACATTAGATACTCACGCATTATCTCGGAGGAGTTATGCGCCTTCTTGCTATCCAGAGCCTCAGATTTAGTGCTACCTGTCTTGGTTCCGAACTCGTGATACTGAGTTTCATGTATGGCTCTTTTTTCGCCTTTAGTTTTTAAAAATCCAACACTATCTCTGGTTATTTCGGCTTTTGGGTTCCTGCTCCTTGACCAGAAGGTGGTGGCTCTTGGTGTGAGTGAATGAGCGGTATCGCTACCATTGGCCCTATTTCTTGGTTTTTTGTCACCTAAATTTACATGACTAGCACCCAAACTCTGGTCATGCATGCTCATTATCTCGGCAGGACTGAAACTCTCGCCTCTCTCCCTGACGACGTGGTGCATGGCGCCCAAGAAACCCGACATATCTGGTCTGGGTACGAAGAAGCCATTCTCATCCATTTCGCCAAACAAACCCGGTGCGATACTATTCAGCATGTCAAAGAAAGTAGTAGATTCCATGGGATTGCTACCAACCTGCAAGTCATGCGCCCAGTAATCAGATAGTCCTCTCAAAGTCCCATTTTTCTCTATGAAGTGATTTCTTATTTCTTCGGGTGCATCCCTTATGTCCGGGCCCGCACTCTTAGCAAACACGGCATTGGCATTGGCTATGTCCTTGCTGTCACGAGCTAGTGACATTCCATCTCTGTACATCTCCTCTAACTGGTTGATGTAGTCATCTGCCTTCATGTTCTCATGAGCGAGGGGCTTTTTACCCTCGTCAGTTAGAAGCTCAGAGAGAGGATGCTCCTTCAGATGCTTCTTCAACTGGGGTATGGTGAAATTACTAACGGGAGCATAATCCTCTATCCCCAAAGCTGTTCTAAGAGCCTCCTTCTCATCCACTCCCTTTTCCATTAGCTCGTCTATCTTTTCTCGTATTTTCTTAGTGCGTTTTTCACCATAGATGGGAATGTGTGTCAATTTTTGGTCGCCCTGTAATTCTAGTAGCTCATTATAATGGTTCAATAGGGAATCGAACATGTTTCCATGTACCCCATGGTCTATTTTTGCTAATAGACTACGAATTGGCTCCGTTTCACTACCAGTGTACTCTGTGCCATCCAGCTCATCGCTTTCCAAGTGTTTAGCTAGATTGGGCTGTCCCCGGTTATGGGGCATTTGACTGTGGAGATACAAAGGCGTCATTCTCTTCTGAAAGTTCCTCCTTAGTCTTCCAAGTGGTATTTCAGTGCCATCATCGAGCTTTATCTTGTCGCTTGTGTTTCCATTGTTCTCCTTAAGATGCTCTATGACTTTGGTTCTCTCAATGGGACTGAGCCATTCCAAGCCAAGGCCATATCCAAGGAGTCCAAGTCTGTGTGGGTGTTGCCTCTCAGTGGGAAACTCTGTCTGAACACCCTCTGCTACGCGAGAGCCCTCTTGTCTCTCACCTATACTTTCAGCAAAAAGCGTGCTATAGATATCACCAGAGGGTGGAAGTGGAATATCCTCTTCCTCAAAATCTCTACCCTGCCATAATTCAGCTGCTTCCTCAAGGTGCATTTCCCTGATGTCCTTATCAGAGGCGCCTTGGGATTTAGCCTCGTCAATCCTCTTTTGATTTTGACTTGACCACTTTGTGAAAGCCCTCTCATACAGACCCTCTTGAAAAGCACCAGAAGTACCTACTTGCTCAGAAATGGTTCTATTTGAGTCGTTGGTGGTTAACCTGCCCAAAAAGCCATGGCTAATCTCATCATCCATATCAGCTCTTTTTGATTTTCTGATTTGGCCTATGATTATCGGATTACGTAAATTATCGTAATGTGTCTCATGTGCCCTCTCCGCATCAGCATGCGAGGATGCAACGCTGTTTCCATCGTCGTCTTTTCTGACATAACCCAAGAGTTTCTCAACCATTCTAGAATTACCAGTAGAGCTGTTCTTCTTGCGTAGTGGGTGTATCGATTCATGGAAATGATGATGTTTGTAATTGCTATCACCGGGAACGACCCTTGGGAAGAGCGAGGAAGCTAGCTCGATATTCTCATTGTCAATTAACTCATTCACATGCCTGTGGCTGGCAACAGCGGGACCAACAGTTCTTCTGCTTATTCTGCCTTTTTTGTCGTAGTCATACCCCTCATCAGCACGCCCGCCAAACGCTAGCTCTGCTGAGAGGTCACCGATGGTTTTTTTGTACAACAACATCGTGCTGGCTTCATAGCAGAAATCATCAACAGGGTTGTTCTGTAATATCATTTCCTTATTCATTATGTTTCGTAGACTATCCATGTAGGCAGTAGCCTCTTCAGTGTAATCGTCACAAGAAACTATGCTCTTGAGTAAATCATCCCTAGCGCGAAGATGAATGACATAATCGTTCTCTTGCACTCATATCACCTACGCCCCCATAGTTTGGCTAGTACGGATGGGACAATCCGCTACACTACCTCCCCTATTACTGGGAGACTGACAGCCGGTTTGTGATGTGCCACCACAAGGGCAAGCCAACATGGAGGCCACCGCCTTTCTGACTGCCACCCTTGGCAATATCATCCCTCCGTGAGATGTCCTTTTACTGGGTTCTCATGGGGGTTCATGTTTGGCTGAAGAGCAGTTAAGTCAACTGAATGACTAGAAGCACCCTTGTTCGCTACATCATCAGAGTCTAATAATGATTGATTGGTGTAATAGAATTGGTTGTATGTCTGGCCACCAGTCTCTATCATAAATTGAGCATGCTCTGGTTTTGTGCCGTAGCTCTGTAGATAATGATGTTCACCTTTCTTCATATTGTGGCTAGGCATGCAACCTGCTTTACACATACCTTTCTCCATGTCCATCTTTTCACCACAAGAGGGGCACATGCCCTTTCCTTTCTCGACTTTTCCGTGGACCTTATCGCACTGTGCCTTCTCCTTCGCTGAACACTCGGAGTATTTCTTGCCGAAGTTCTTTTTGCAGTATGCATCTTTCTCAGCCATAGTGCCTTTCTTGGTTTCGTCTTTAGCACCTTTGCCGTCTGCTGCGAATGCGGGGATTTTCTTACCATCATGTTCGACCATCTCAAGTTTTTCTGCTTTCTCAAGAAGTCTCACGGCTTTCTTTAGCATTTCACTGACTTCATATGAAGCCTCACTGGGTATTGGTCTTACTACCATTAGTACATCTCCTGTGTGGTTTGATGTTGGGAAGCCATCTCATGAATCTCCTCCCAACTCATCTCATGAATTTCCTCATTTGTAAATTCATTTTGAGAATTGCTCTTCAAGATGTTGCTTTCAGCTTCAAGGTCACCTCTGAAACCATCAACCATCAAATCCTCAGTATGTGGTGTTCTCATAGCGACGTAACCAGCTTTCCTGAGTAGTGCGTTTGGTGAATTAACCGTTCCTTCTAATCTGGACAATTTAGCATCCATTTCTTCCATTTTTCTTATGAGCGTCTGCATGAGCTTCTGAGCAGTACCGTCATCGGTTGCTTCTTCGCTCATTCAAAACACCTACTGGGACCAGCGGCCAAAAGTTCCAGAGACGTTTCTCATAGTGGGATTAGTTCTAGAGGGTATAATTGTACCCTTTAGAACTCTGTTCCTTTCAGCGGGGTCAAAAGTTGAGCCACTTTCATTGAACTTGATTACAGGCACTCCAGCAGCAAACTGGTCAACCCCTTCAGGTTCTGGCGTTTCCTCAGATTTTCTGATTTCATTAGTCAAGTCATCTTGAAGGAAATCTGCATACTTTGAAATCTCATTCAAGTGAAATCTTGAACTAGCAGAATCATCAGCTTCCAAAGCCTTGTTCAACTCGTCCATGTGCAGACTCATTTTTCTAGCCATTGGGTCCATTTTACTCAAGTCCATGTCTGTACCTCGCTGTACCCACTAAAGCACCTCTATATCAATTAAGCGCCTCTTGGACGGGAAGCAGATGATATTCTCTGTTGGTTTCTCTGCGCTGGTGACAATGGTGGTCCTCTCTGCTGAACACTGGTATTAGGACTACCAATGCCAAAAGAGCCTCTCATCTCAGGTCTTGCTGGTCCTCTATTACGTATGCCCACTCCTTGACCACCGGGATTAGGCGAAGGCATTGGAGGAGCCACACCCGGAGGCATATTTGTTACAGCCGAGTTCATTGGCATGCCGGGTGGCACTCCGGGTGGCATACCGGGTGGCATACCGGGTGGAATGCCGAGAGGCATACCGGGTCCTCCGGGTGGAGCCCCAGCTTGAGGTTGCTGTAATTTACTATAAACAAACCGTATATCTCTATTTCCAGTGCCCTCTTCTAAGAGTTCAGGTTGATAGCCCAACATCATCATTCTCTGTGCGAGGTTGACTTCCATCTCATCTCTTCTGAGTCTGGTAATCTCATCCTCTTCCTCGTTTGGATAGAGAGTTATTTTCCAATCAGTAACCCCGAACTGCTTCAACAATCTAGGGAATAGGATTTCGGTATACACTTTCTGACCAAACTCAACGGCTCTATTAGTAACAAGTATCTGCATACCCTCGTTGTTCAGACCACCGCTCTTTCCGTTGTCTATCATGAAAACGTTACTCACGCCAAAGAAAGCAGACATCCTAGCACGAATTTCATCTCTTACAGCTATGTATTGCATCTCATCCAAAGTATCCATGAACTTGACCCAATTCACTCCACCCCTACCAGTGGAAGATTCAATACCTACCTTTGGCACATAATGAGGGTCCCTCTCCATTTTCTCATCGACTGCTTTCCAGAAAGATTTCATTGATTCCAGATTATCCGTAGTCACTGATATGATACCTTTTGGCATTCTTCTCTTCTGGTAAGCAGTATACATGTAATTGTCCATAGCCGTCAAAGTCATCGCTTGACGCCACATAGTGTTGACAGGACTTCTACCATAGAGTCTAGATGGATTGTACTTACTAATGTGTATGACTTCACCCTCTACGTAATACTGGGTCTTTCCACTTCCAGCCATATTGACATAGTGAACGTCCTGTAACTTGTTGCCACAAACTTCACAATTCTCATGTTGACCGGGATAAGCAACTTGGTCACGATGTAAAGGACAGACCTTGTATCTGCCACCGCGAATACCACGCTTATCAGATACAATTCTCATGAATATAGGGTCACCTCTCATGACTTCCTTTATTCTGTAGAACATTATTTCGCCGGTTTCAGGGTCAACATTGTACTCCTTAATTAAAATGAGAAAAGCATCATCGACAACATTCAAGTCTCTTTCAATTTCATATAAAACATGTATGAAAGGCTGTTCCATGGAATTCTCTTGCTTCAAGACCCACTTTGGATACAACAACTGGTCTACGTCTGGCTCCCTCACTTCACCTCCGCACAATTTACACTGTTCAACTGAATCACTATATTCTTCATGACAATTAGTGCATTTGTATTGGAATGCTTTCTCCCAATAGTAGCCTCTTCTAAAAATCTCTTGAGTGAGTTTTGAGACTATGGTTCTCAAAACTAAATTTTCATTGGTGACTGCGTAAAGAGCTGGTAAAGTAATACCCTGAGCCATTACAGGTTCTTGTATGCCAGTCGTGTAGAGAGGCATGGTTGGCTCAGGTGTCTGACGCCTACGGAACCTATCACCAAGGCTGTAAAGAAAATTGGCTATTCTACCATTATCCTCATCTGCCATCACAATCCCTCCTGCCATTTAGCCACAGCGTCTACGTCTACTCCCCACTCTGCGAGTAGCGACTCGGCTTTTGTTGTATCGTCACTCCAGTTGCTGTACTTAACGAGTTTCTTTAGTTCCTCTTTTCTCATGGAATCAGATTCATCTATGTATGCTAAGACTGCTTTTGCTTGAGTTTTCTTCATCTCCAAGTGTGGCATCAAAGCAGTTAGCAACTTCTTAATGTCATTTTTTGAGTAGAATTGTAATCTATGTTGACTTCTTTGACCATCTTTGTATATTTTCTGGTCCAACTGTAACACGCCGCAACCCAGTGTTTTTCTCAGATGCTCACAGTGCGCTCTACCTCTAGTACCAGTAGCTATGAAACCAGCTCTAGGTTCGCCTCTCCCAGTGATAGTGATGTAGCCATCAGCATCCAAAAAACCACTGGCATACGCAAATGGGTCCTTTAGAATCAAACCAGTAGAGTCCATCTTCACAAAAGTGGAGCGAGTTGCACCACTCATGATGTCTACTTCTTCTCCATACATACTAAGGAGCTTGGAAAGTTTCATTGGTGTCATTGTTTTGTGTAGAATATTTTTTTCGTGTAGATTCTCAAATATTGAGCGAGCAGTCATAGGACCCATTTTTTGTAATAATTCAGAACTTTTATGCAAAGCAGTAGCTTCCTTATCAGTAAGTCTTTCCATCTGATGTAAGGTGTTCTTCCACATGAGTCTAGCATCAGCTCTTTCTTCCATGGCTTTGACCCAAGAATCTTTTTCATCATCACCCCAAACACCTTCGTGTTTTTCCAACATGCTTATTATTTCGTCAGACTTCTTCCACTGATTACAGGCTCTAATTAGGTTGACTTGCCTTACATCGCCAAACTTTCTAAGAGCCTTCATATCTTTTTCACTTGGTGAGAAGGAGCGAACCACATCTGTGTAATTTCCTATCCAATCGTACATGTCAAGAGTTTTCTCAAACTCCAGAGCTTTGATTACACGAATGTCATTTATGATGTCATCAATTTCGTGTTTTTGTTGCTTATTGTATCTTCTTGATTTTCTCAATCTTTTGACTATATCAGAGGCGGTACAACCTAAGTGTGTCTCAAACCAACCCTCGCCTGTATTTGAGAAAAGCTCGTTCAATATTCTCACATCCAAAAGGTTCTATTTTCATCATTATCCTTCTCTATGTAAGTGGTATTATTGTACCAATTACCGTCGTCTTCAGTGGTCACCATAACAAATCCCTCACGGCACCATCCACCCGCTGGATTTAGAGTTACCGTCAAACCAGCCGTCAAAGTTCTCCATTACATCATCGAGAAGAACAACCGAGCCCTTGAACTCCTTAGTTGCCCAGTTAGCGAGAGCCAACCCCATAGCCAAGTCGTCATGAGTGCCAACACTTTCAAGTCGGCCATTTTTCTGCATACCAAACCTATTGAGTTCTTGCTCAAGTTGATGAGTGAATTTACGACTTTTCTCATCACCATATGGAGTTTTAATATGGCCTTGCTCAAAGGCTAAAAGAAGTGACATGAAAAGCGATTCCTTTCTTGTTCTAGTAGTCATGAAAACTTTGATTGGCATGTCAGAAGCCATCTCCCTCATCTCAGCTTCAAGCATTCTTTGGAAGTTATTTCCCTCAAGTTCTATCAAATCAGGCTGGAACTTATTGTTTAGAATGACCATCATTCTTTTCTGAGCCATTGATGACATACCTCTCTCATGCACAGCGTGTATTACCTGCTTGTGTGGTTCATTAGGTAACATTCTGAGAACTACCATTGCTGTGAAATCTGCGTTTTTATCCGATGATATTGCAGGGTCATGTCCTATGAAGTGTTGACCAAAGACACCATTAGGCTCTCCTTCCTCGTTGTATTCTGTGTCGGCTCTTTCAAGCAACACCAAGTCATTGTCACGAGCAAGCTCAAGTATGTCCATTGGAAACATACTAGCAACATCGTGAATCGGCTCGCATAGATACTCACGGCTGAATTGTATAGCTGGCATGGAGAGTCTTCTTTGTTCTAGAGCCTCCAAGTCCCAACGCTCAGGCCAAAGTGCGACTCCCTCTCTGTTTATGGCCGGGTAAGTCTCGACTGTGAAAGTCTCCTTCTGCTCCAACTCAGCGTATAAGTCGTTGTAACTGAATGGCGTTCCGACCATCATTAGTCTAGAGCTGTGGTGGAGAACTGGGAGAAGAACACCGTAGAACCAATCTGCGGTTCTCTGTAGCTCGGTTCCGCTTGTGCCCCAGAGAATATCGTCACAGACAACTACATCTGGGTGGAAACCACGAGTTGCTCCACCAACGGACTTTGCCATTATACGAGAGCCGTTTGTGAACTCAAAGTATGATTTAGCCCAAGGTTTGCCCTGTGGTTTGAGGTGTCTGAGAACATCCGAACTCTCTATGTTATTACGAATGAATCTCATATGCTCAAGAGTTTGCTCAAGAGAATGAGAGAATATCATGATGTGAGTACCGGGGTTGAATGCGGCCAACCACAAAGCGTAAGACATGAAAAACACGGATTTGCCGTGGTCACGAGAAGCCTTGACGCAGTAGTATTGGTTCTCATCAAGGCCCTTTCCCCAAGCTTCGTGATGATGATTGTAGAGAAACTCAAGGACATCAGTGAAAAAATACCTGAAGGACTTCTTGGACATCTCTCTATCCATCTCAAGGACAAACTCTTTCATGTCCTCCTTTACCAATTAATCACCGAACCTGCTAAAAAAGTGTAGTTTGAGTACCTGCCTGAACTTGTGCATTTCTTCTCATAGCTTCTTGTTGTTCTGGAGTAGGTGGCATCATTCTACTACCAGACTGAGACATGACTGCTCTTTGTGCATCAGTCATTTGTCCAGTTGGGGTCGGCATCGCCTCACGACCAAATGGTATGCTTGGATTTTGTCCCATTTGTGAGGCTTCTTCAATCATCCTAGCAGAATCTGGAGTTTTACCGGGCATTGGAGGAAGAACTGGGTCTACTTTCAAATTTTCAGCCACTGTGTTTCCAGTGTTATCTGCTGGCATTTGAGTAGTGTTACTATCATCACCACGAGCCATCTGAAGAGCTTCCATCATGGTCATATCTGAAGTGTCTGGAGGAGGAGCTTCTTTTACTCTACCAAATTTATCTCTGAAAAGTCTCTCAGCCCCTGCCCCCAACTGATTGAAAGTAGAGTAATTGGTTAATCCAGCCATTCCTGCCGAAGCCAAAGCAGAGCCAAGGTCAGTCTGGTCACGACTAGCTAGAGTTCTAAGTGCGCCGTATCCACCTGCTAAGTAGGGTAAGAATTTCAAGGGGCTAGTCATCCCTTTGCCTGTGCCAATAGGAATCTGCAAGGAGCCTTGACCAGATGAATCCATTTGTAAAGCAGTTTGTGCAGGTATAAATTCATCAGGATTCTGCTTCCTCAAAACGTAAACATTACCCATCTCAATCACCCCTGAAAGACAACTTGACTATCTTGATATCTCTCTCAGAAAAACCGAAAGACTTGTTCAACCTCATCCAATCACCTTTGCTTTCGTTTATCAACCTGATATCTTGAGGGGCGAGGCCAAGCTTTTTGGCAATTGTGGAAACATCATGAGGAGAATCTATGGAAAGCTTATCTTTACTTACATGCTTGATTATTGTGGAATCGGTTCTAGCGTCTTTGATTTGAAGTCTTTCCATGGTCTTGATTAGCCTGTCTTGCACTTCTTCAACCGAACCCTCTCCTTTCATGTACTCTGTGATGAGTCTCTGGTACGGGTCACTAAAGGCGCCTCTAAAACGCTGTATTTCTGGCTGGGTAATCGGTGCAGTGCTACCACCAGACCTAGCACCACCTGTTCTTATCAGTTGTCTCAACTGGTCATCACTAAGATTAGCCGCCCCTGCTCTAGCAGCGGTGATTTGCTCAGGCGTCAAACTAGGAGTTGCTAGATTTGCAGAAGTTGGTGGTTGTGTTTGTGCTACGTTACTAGGTGGTGTGGCCATTTGTGTCACTTGAGGTACGACTGGTGCAGGTGGCAAATCTTGTGTTGAGCCACCCATCGCTTCTGTGGTTCCTTCGGCTATTGTGTTTTCAACAAGAGGGGAGTACCTTACATGGTCTGCCAAACTCATACCTTGATTAGTTGGTAATTGAAAACTGGTGCTGACCGCAGGTTGTGTTGGTAAGTCCATTGGATGAGTTAGTCTTGTTTCATGACCTTTCGCATCAGCTAGGAACTCTGATATCGCTTCCATAACACCTCTGATTTCCTCCACTTCGCCTTCATATGGCTCTTTATGCTTTATGTTGTACTTCGCTTCTAGCTCAGGGGTTAATTCTGTAGTTCTCAGTTTGAAGTTCCCAGCATTGTTGCCCATTGCTTCCTCATGTCCACTATAAATTGCTAAAGCACGCATGTCCTTAGCTCTGAGATGCCTACCAGTTCCGTACCTCCCTTGTACAGAACCGACGTGATTTTGAATGCCACCTAAATCCAAAGCACCTGCTGGTAATTCAGCAGTGTCTTGGAGTCCCGTGTGCAACTCAGTGAAGGCGCTAGCAAGTCTGCCAGCAGGTGAATCTGGTGAGGTTTTGCCAAATATTTTCATAAAGGCATCATAGCGAAGTAGGTCGTGAAGAAACTTTTCTCTTACCTTGTCAGTAGCTAGAATTTGTGAAAGTGGTTTTCCCTGATACATAGTGTTGGCAAGAGCAGGATGTTCAAATGGATTCAGAGTTTGCTTCACTCTTCCAGTAGCAATGGCTTCTCCACCTACACTACTGTGCCCTATTGCATCCATGATTTCTTGATTAGCAACTCTTACTGCCCCTCTTGGTTCTGCACCCTCGGTATATTTTTGTGTAGGTTTCCTGACTCTTCTGAAGAATCTATCAGGTAGCATGTGTGCTATACCGTATGCTGATGTGTCAGGAAAAGCAATATCAGTATCTATCCCGGCTTCGCTCAATCTAGAAAGTATATCATTTCTGAAAGCGTGCCTTGTCTGATAATTATTACCATACACTTGCCCTGTTCTAGCTGAAGTATTATTTCTGTAATATTGCGGATTTTCAGGGGTTGATTTTGGACTTAGTGCAAAACTTAGGTAAGCGCTTCTTATATGTGGTCTGGTAAGAAAATCATTTCTACCTTGTGGTGGGTCAAGATTATGTCTTTCTTTTAAGATTCTTTTGAGAGCGGGTTGAAAAGGATTAGCCAAGGAATCTAGAAACATCCCGTGAGGTGAATCATGACCATGAAAATTTCTGTAGCCAGTTATCAGTTGTTTCTGACCATCAATGGTAACATAGTGCTGTCTGGCTCTTCCCTCTAGTTCAAATTTAGGTCCTTGGTAGTCACTCATGACTAGCCTTCGCCAAGCCTTATCAGCTATACCGGGAAGGTGATTATCTGGATTGTCTCTATATAGAGGGTCATTGTTTGTTGCTTCTATGGCTTCTTGAACCAACTTTGCAGCATTATCATCAATACCCTCACTCTTGAGTAAATTACCCAAATTGTGTATAATACCATCTATACCATGAAAATGTAGGCCACCAAGCTCGTCTTTGTACATCAATTCGCCATATGGTCCGATTTCATATTTTCCGGGTATTATATTTCCAACGCCAAACTCCCCTGTTTCTTCTTCAGCATGACTACCAGTATGTGCGAAAGGAGGAGCGTGGTCTATCCCGTTTGGGTCAGTGTTCTTGACCTCTTTCGGTGGATGTCTTTGGGCTCTTTGTTTTCCTTCCCAATAGATAAAATTTCCATCGCTCTTTTTCAGGGTTTTAGGTAGAACTCTAACCTTGCTCATGCGGTGGCTCCCCCACGATTTTCAGGAAGGATACCTGTCATATCAGTGGCGTCCTCGGTTCCTCCTTGTGGTCGTGAGGTCTGTTTGAATCCACCATTCTTGCTCTTGGGTTTGTCATCCCCAGCTCCAGCAGTGTCTTTGGTTCCCATCGATTTGCTCTTCTTGTCCTTGTCTCTAAGTTCTCTTCTGATTTCAAACAGCATTCTTCTCATCTCGGCTATGTCCGATGCTGTAATTTTTGCTTTGAGAATATCGCTGTATGGTATATGGTCAGAACTCATCTGAAACTGTTGGTTTGGGCTTGGCATCGGCATTGGTGGCGCTATCGCCGTGACTGGTGGAGGTCCCATTACGCTTTGTCTTAGACCCATTTTGCCCATTGATAATCCAGCAGAGGGAGTCTTAGGTCTGTTCAAATGAGGCATCGAAACTCTACTTGACATTCTAGGAGAGTGTATTCTGGGTTTTCTAACACCAACTCCACTAAGAAGCCTACCGCCACCAGTTGGCCCTGCTTGGTATTTTCTTTGCCCGAACCTTCTTTGTGAAGATGTGTCTTGTCTTACTCCGCCTAGTCTTCTTCTGGCTTCCATTGTACCTTGATAATCTCTGTATCTAGCAGGGTCTTTTGATAATGGTTGTTTGACCGACACACCCCTGTGTTCCATTTCAACTGCTTTTGGAGCATCTTTCATTCCGGTCAACTTACCTCTTGAAACTGCTCTTCTAACACTTTTTCTTCTTCTCTCAGTAGCAGTTTTTGGTCCCAAAGAACCACCGGGTGGCATCTTGAACTGTCCCGTAGAAGGTCGGAACTTCTTACTTTGCTCTTTCTTATCTTTTTTTGCCTTCTTGCTTTCTTTTGACTTTAGAAGACTAGACCAAGCATTATCCATAACTTCACTCATAGCGAACATATTTCCACCTGCTGCACCGGGCCCTTTGGCTTGTGTAGCAAGACTTGTGAGAAAACCACCATTACCGGGTGGCCCAGTGATAGCTGAGATTTCTCTTTCAGCATTTCTTTTATCTGGGCTGTACATACCATCATCGTCATCTTCGCTCTCTTCAGAGGGTGGTAAGTCCTTCGGTCTGATACGAATGTGCTTTACTTTTGCACGCTCTCTCTTTTCCTTTTCTTTTCTTTTTTGTTTTTCTTCATATTTCTCATCACGATGCTTTGCGTCGTCAGGACTGTACGTATCTTCTTCGTGATTATTTCGATACATATGTGATGATTCACTACGTGGATTATACATCCTCGTATCGGAGGAGCGTCCCTGCATACCCTCCGTCATAATTCCAACCCCGCGTATACTGTTATTTCATCGTTTAGCTTCTTAGAAAGATTTTCGTAGAATTCTTTCACAAAACCGGGACTTACAAAACATCTAGCCATGACTGTACAAATGTAATTAAAATTAGAAAGTTCTTTGTGTAATTTTTTCCTTATTTCAAACACATGTTCAGGTTCATCAGTCATATGTAATGAGGCCATTAAATCAACTATGTTAACTATACAATCTTTATTTTCAAGACTGGTTTGAAAATTCTTTTCAGAATGATGATTAAACCTCTCAACCACTGTTACACAATAATCTAAGAAAAGCGGTAAGTCATCATCGTGTATATTTTTCTGAGATATGTAATGTCTATGACCGGGATGGCTAATCTGCATGAGGTCACTTATAGAAATCATATTTCCTCGCCCTCCGCTTCCAAAAGTGTCTCTCTTATCCGCTTCCAAGTTTCTGGACTCTCTTTAGCAAGCTCGACTTTCAAGACGTTTATTGTTTGATTTATTTGTGGTGTATCGCTTTGTGTGCCCCAAGTATCGTTCATTTTCAATAAATCCTTAACAGACTCCCTAACCTCTTTGTGCAAACTTACTGCGTCCCTGACAAAACCATCCTCATGTATGCTAGTCTCGTCTAAGAATTCATTCAATCTACTGTTCAATCTTTCTACATTACCACGTAGTACATTCATCTCATTTCCAACTTGGATGGCTACTTCAGTTGCCGCTGATTTTTGCACTAAAGGTTGAAAATGAAATTTCATGTGATGGAACACTGTATTCTCCGCTACACCCAATTCCTCTGCTATAGAATCTGACTCCGAGCCATTTGTGAAATATCGATGTTCAAACTCTGCTCTATCTGGATGTGAACAAATTACACAACTAGGATTCGCAGCCATATGGTACTCACCCATATGGTTTCTAAAATGCCTGTCAGCGGTGTTTGCTCTCCAGCTCATTTCTTTGTCTAATTGCTTGGCAGTCATCTCGCCATTGAGCATCGCTTCTTCATAAATCGCTCTATCAGGATGCTGACAAAATGCACAAGAGCGCTTGGTGACCTGCTCGCCCACGGTGGTCCGATGTAGTGGGTAGTTTCATAATTCTATCTAGTGATTCTAGCATAAATAGACGTTAATAGCATAAATGAAATAAATACACCAATCATATATGTCGATGTTTCAGATGCAGTTAACTCATTGCCTCTAAAGAATAAAATACCTAGACCTAATAGAATTGCACTAATTAGTTGAACCATAACCATGTCAATGATTACGCTTCTTTTCGGTGACATCATTTGCATGGTCATTTCAGCAATTGGTTTTGGTATGTAATCCGTAGGACTTCCTGCTCCACTCATCATTTTAATCACCTCAATCCGAATGCGCTTCTTATCATTCCACCAGCTGCGCTTCCGGCGTTCTCAAGGAAAGTTTGGTCCTCCAAGGCTGCGCCCAGAGCGCCTTGAAGGAGACTTTGTTGTGAAATTGCTATTATTCTATCACGCTCTTGTTGAGCCATGGTAACAGCTTGTTGCGATGCATTTTGCATATTACTTAGTTGTGCTATTATGTTTTCAGCACTTAGAGTCTGTAGGTCAGATGGAAGAGACTGTAAATCCATTTTCATAACTCCCTCATCATCTAATTTGAAAGAGCAGTTCTTTAGAATGTTAAGTATTGAAAAAGCAGAGATGTTACTCAACATTTCTACAAATATAGGCATGTTCTGACTGATAATGAATCTGTCAATAGGTTGTATGGTTCCAAGCATGGATGCTAGAATCTCAGTATCACTAGGTGGTGCAACTGGAGCATTGTAGTATTGCTGATTTACTCCCATACCACCCATCATACCATTCATAAAATTGTTTTGAGCCCCCATCATGCCATTTTGTTGATATCCATTTTGCATACCAGAAACACCGAGAGAAAGACCACTTTGCTGTGTGTTGTTTGAAGTTATACCCAAAGTCACTGTGCCACCTCCTGTGTTGGCGGTGGAGGTGTTTGGGTTTGAGGCTGTTGGTTGAGAAGGGCTTGGAAAGCCGGTGTGGGCATAGATGCCTCTAGTAATTCCTTCTGGAACATTCTCATATCAAACTGAACCATGGTGATGTCATTATTACCAGTCTCAGGATTTGGAATATGCCAAACATTGATTCCTTTGGATTTAATTGCGTCTTTCTCTATCTCAGTAAAAAAAGTCTCATATTTCTGAACTAAGCTATGTGTAGGACCTTGTTTTTGAGACATGATGGATACAGGAACAGTAACTAAACTAACTCCTTTCTTCATCTTATCGCGGAATCTAGAAGGTTTCATCTCATCTTCTCTCTCCTGTTCAGCTTCCCATTTGCATAATAGATGATACAAATGTAGATGCTCTGGGCAGTAAGTGCCCTTCATTCTTCTACCACTAGTGACTCCCTCACGAGCCACGAACGCTTCAGTCTGTCCAGTTACAGGATTTTGCCAATACATATCCCACAGACTTCTTCCTGTTTCCTCATCAGTTATACGTGCGTAAAGATTGTCGTACTCAATAAGTTCCTTAACATTACACCCATCAATAACACAAGTACCTGTGTCTTTAGTATACCTGTATTTACTACCGAGCCATCTTCTAGGGTCTAATATAGAGCGTTTTGTGGGCCTAAGTAATTTGTAAGCCTGTTTTATGTCTTGCTTTCTAGCTTTTCTAGGGTCTGGATGTGTACTAGGATAAAAATTCACTTTGGGAACTTCAAGATTTTTCTGTTGACCCATAGCTTGCATTTGCTGTTGTGCAACAGCTTGTTCAACCAACGCAGCGTGTGAAAGATTTTGGTTTCCTTGTTGAGACAAGGCTAGCATAGCTGCTTCGTTCATTTGTGAAAGCGACTGCGTTGGTTGTAGTCTTTGTCCAGTCACTTGGCGATACATGTTGTCTGGGATATCAAGCACCATCGGAGACACCTCGTGGCTTTACCTTGATGAACAATTCCCCAGATTCATCGGATGCGACCTTCCATTCTACCTTTTGTCCGGATTTCAACTCAAACTGTTCAACCAGCCACATAGGAAAAGTAGTTCTGAGAGAGTTGCTTTTCCCACCTGTGGACACAAGAACTGTGGTGGAACCGCCGCCAGCCATGTTAATCGCACCATGTCATATATCAAAAAGGTCACTCATGAGGTCAGAAGTTCTATCATAGTAGGTTCGACGTTCCAACCTATCCTCGTAGCCATGAAAGAACGTTTAGTGGGTATGCCCGCTTTTTGTAGTCTAATGAGGTCATCTCTGAATGGGTCGAATATCTTGTGTTCGCCTATTCTTCCCTGTGGCCATAATCTACCAGCAGTCTCATCAAAGAACCTATCCGCCTTGTTAGCTACTAGCATAATCACCCTTGGGGAGTATTTTCTTCCCTTCCACCAAGAACGTAGATTTCGATATCTCCAGTTTCTAGTGGTAAGCACATCCACTAAAAATTTGAAACCTGCTATTTGGTCAAGACTTTCCTTCCCCCCTTTGAATGCTCGGTCATCAAACATGAAAACTACAGCCTCCACCTGTCTGGCGACCATATCATCTATCCAAAGATTCCAGTATTCTTTCTGACCACCCATATCAGAAGAGTGAACTAATCTAGTGTGATTGTCATATTTCACTCTTTTAGCCGTGGGTTTAGGTAGAATGTATTGACTTAACAACTTGTAATGCTTAGTCCTATCCTCTTCAGGTATCTCCTCCATCTCACCGGGTGTGGTCATGTATCTATCGAGAGTGGTTTTTCCGACTAAAGAAGCACCATAGATTCCCACTCTTCTTGGCCTCCAAGAGTCATAAAGGGTTCTACCCCAAATGGCTGCGCCAACTAAGGCGCTTCCAGCCATACTCATCTAAGGCACCAGACCAATCAACCAATTACCAAAATCTGAGATTAAGCCGTAGCCCCATTCTACGGTCATTTCCCAAAGACTGTATGCACTATTTGCCTCTACAGCACTAACAGCTAATGCGGTAGCGCCACTGATGATGATTGTTCTAAGCCAACCAACGCCCCATTCGTATGTATTATCGAATGTATTAGCCAAGTGCATGGCTCTCAATGTTTCTTCTACGGAATCATCCTTTGGAGTTTTGAATATGCGTCCCATTGGAACCTCTCTCAATTGTTTTTGTATCTAAGGTCTGGGGTCCCGTCCTTCTTTAAACGCACTTTAGACTTGTTTCCCTCTTCTACCAAATCATCAGCCATTTGATTTAGGGAAAGAGTAGTGACGCCGGGATTTTGCACAACTCTAGGCGCAGTATACTCTTGCTGATTATTACCTAATTTATCAAGACCTAAACTCATTACTGTGTTCTGTGGCTTCGGTGGAACTGGTACAGTAACTGTTTCCTGCAATAAAAGACTAGGATTTTGCTTGTAAGCCATTAATTCTCTTTCTAATTGCATCTCTTGAATTCTAAGCTCCATGTCGATTCTCCTTTGCTCATGCTCTGTTTGCATGCTTCTAAGCCTAATTTCCCTCTCACGTTGTAGATTCTGAGTATTCACTCTCACCTTCATAGACTGCTCAAAGAACATTTTGAAAACGTAATAAGCTAAAATTTGAACTGCTAAAGCACCCATTGCGTATGTCATACCATTTACTATGTGGTCGCCATCACCTGCTGGTAACCATATTCCTGAGTCAAAGACTCCCACTGCTACTCCTATTAGCGCTGATTGTGCTAAAATTAAACCTGTCAATCTTAGTTCAGCGTTATCAACCTGACCATCGTTGTTCCAATCCATGTGAACTGACCTCGTACTGGGGCACAGTAGGGGACATCTTAAGACTTTTGACCTAATTATAGGTTAGATTGGAGGATGTTTTCAATTATTCATTATTCTTTCTATACACTATAATGATTATTATTCTATCTAAAGGAATAATAGAATAATTAGAATTATACGATTTTTACCCAATTAGACTTAACAATCGTCGGTTTCCCACCAACACCCTGCTTCTTGGCCCGCTTTCTTCTTGTTGCGGCCCGTTTCTGTCCACTTGACATGCTTCCAGATGTCTTCGGAGTCTTGCTCGATACCTTTACTGAGGGTCTGCATTTCGGGTAGCCCTTTCCTGATAATTTTGCCTTTGACCGTCCACAAGGAGGATGTTTGCCTGTTTTTGGGTCCTTCCTCGATACGTCCACCCACTTCTCCTTGAACCAACGATTCAGGTTCTTCACAACTAACGTATTGTGGCAGGTGCAGCGTTCGCTCATTTCTTCTTCCCCTTCTTCCGGAATTTACCTCTACAATACTGTACGGCCCATCCATTAGCATAGGCAGAGGGATAGACCTTGAATTTTCTTTTTGCAGCCGCTTTTCCTTCCGGGCAGAGTTTCTTCTCCAAAACATCCCAAGCACCATTCATACCTACGCAGTGACCACAACCACAAGAACCTATCATACAATACCCACCATTTTCTTCATATTCACAGGAGCCCAAGCATCACACACGTGGTCTGCTCGGCAGATGAAATCGTACCACTTGCAGTATCCAGTCATAGGGTCATCAGTTGCACTTGAATCCCAAGCCTTGCAGTTGCCACACTTCTTGCCTGTTGTGGCTTTCCTGTAGTTTGGGGCATCTGACTTAGCCATCACAAACCATCCATGAGTATGACATCACCATGTGGTGATACTTTGACGTTATCCATCTTCCTGATGATTTTCATGCACTCTTCCTTCGATACACCACACTCTTTCGCACATTCATCAAGACTGGCT